ATCAACATTGGTCATTGCCACACTACCGTTAGGAGTAACTGTGTGAGTATGCTGTCCACCACCATAAGCACCACCAGTGCGACCACCAGTAGCATAAGTTTGTGTACCTTGAGAAGTAGCAGCAGATGAGTCATAACGACCAGCAGTGTCACCAACAGAGTCACTAGTTTCGGTAAATGAAAATGTGTGAGCGTGATCGGCATCTTCAAATCCAGTACTAGTAGCAGAACCAGTAAATGCAGCAGTGTTATCATGAGAGTGTGCTGGGACACCAGATTGTGCCGATGTTAGCGTTACAGCTTCAGCACCAGTTGTAGCACCAATAGTTGTGCGAGCAGTTGGAACGTTAGTTGTATCAGTACTGGTTCCATAGCCAATTGGAGCACGACCACGCAAGTCAGGAACAAACCCGCCAACTACTGCAGCAAGGGCAGCATATCCAGAAGTTGATTGACCATTGCATAATAGCCAACCAGTAGGTGCTGTAGTTCCACCATACATAACAATAGTTCCAACTGGGGTAGCAGGTAGTGGAGCATAAGTAACTGAAGCAGATGCTTGTGTTAGGTAAATTGTTGAGGCAGAAGCCTGTGTAAGATAAGTTGTTGAGGCAGAAGCCTGACTAAGCAAAGAGTTTAACTGAGTTGCATTGGTTGTTCTAACAATTGTTACTGCCATAATGTTTAATTATACCATTTTTAAAAAACTCGCAAAAAATCCGCAAATTAAAAACGCAAAATTCGGCGAAATAGTATACCCTCTTACCCCCTTATAACTTCGTTATATATGGAAGGTATTTATAATATGCAGATATTCCCTTATATGAAGACTATACTCTTTTTTGATGATCTTTGAACTTTTGTCCGAATGCATGGATTCCATTGAAATATTTTCTACCTGAATAATGTGCTTTTTCTTTATCTTCATTAAGTCTTTGACGACCTAGTTCATTTGCATCATCTTGTTCATTTTTAATAAGCTCTTCTGAGAAATATTTATTAACAGTATCTAGTTCAAATTCCTCTACAAAGTATCTAGGGATAGGAATAAAGGCAGCTAGAGGATCACCTTTTTTAACACTAACTACCCTGTTGGGATCGGTTATCTTTAGATTAAAGGAAAAGTCTCGTCTTATCTGGTCTGCCTCAATTACGGCTGTCATTGCTTGCATTCCTGGAATAAAGAAGTTTGGGGCAGCAATGGTCATTAAGTTAATTCCTGGAGGGGTTTTAAATTGAAAGTTATTTTGAATGGTTAAGATACCTTCAGCAAATCCTGGACTAACTTGTTGCATGGAAAGGGACTCTCCTGGCTCATATATGTTAATATGAATATCATTAGGGTTTCCAAGGGATCCATCCCAGGTTGCATCAAAATCATATGCTGCCTTGATAATAAAACCGTATTGATTTCCTATATTAAGGGGAAGACAATAGTAGGCATGGTTACTAAGCCAGTCTCTTTTAATATTACCCTTTAAAGATTCTACAATTTCTGGATATCTATCATATTGATCATCTCTACCAGAAAAAGGAATTATTAAGATTTTGTCTTTAGGAACCTCAAAACCAGGATCATTGATATAATTCAATTAAAGAACCCATCCATCAAAGTATTTCTCATCCTGAGTCCAGAACGAGGCAAGGGTATATCTAACACCATCTTCTATTTTAGATACGCCATGAAGGTGCTCTGGGTCTCCTGGGTGTATTGCAAGTTTTCCAACGGCAGGGGCAATGTCAAAATTATGATTTGGATAATATGTATGTCCACCAGAGTAATTATCATTTAAATATATAATAGCTCCATACTCTCTATGATTAAACCATTCTAATGATTCTTTATTATCTTCATGAGCATCTGTCATATCGTCACAATGTGGGGCTTGTTCCATTCCAGGAAACCAACGAATGACTTGAAATAGATCTGGATATATTTCTGATAGGTTATATGAGTCTTTTATTGCATTTGCCACTCTTTGACGAATATCATATAACATTTCCCCGATTTCTTTGTCATGAGAATAAAGATGTTGAGCATTTAAGCTTCTATTACTCCAGAACTCTGATCCACCTTGTTCCCATGGCTCTATGCCTTTTACAAATTCTAAAATTTTATTAGATTCTTCTATAGATATAAAGTTATCTATTGTTTTTGCATTAAACATTTTTATCCCTTCAAAAATAAAAATTTAGCTACCAGAGAGTGTAGATACAACAATTACTGCTAATACAATCCAGAAGATGTATCTTATATAATCTTGATTATTCATTTGCTTCTCTCTTTGTTTTTTAATAATTCTATCCCCCTGCCCCCAACTTTTCTAAAACTTTTAGTTTTTTAAGATTCGCTGCACTCATAGTGTAATTGCATTTTTTATACTTGTCAAATTGAGCTGCCAGAAACATTGAAATATTAAATTATTTGTTACTCAATTGTAACATATTGTCTCACATAATGAGAAAAGAGCAGTTTTAAGTCATGCTCAGGACTGTTAGTTATATTTTAACTATTTTTATTTCTTACAATGTCTTTCCAGTTAGCTTTTCTTGTATCATATCTTAGATTATCTAAACGATTATTAGTTTTAACATCATCATAATGACAAACTACCATTCCATCTTCAGGATACCCCAAAAATGTTTGAATTACTAAGGTGTGAGCTCTTACATTTACATGCTTTCCAGTTGTGTCAGCAAGCATATGATTGATATAACCAGCTGGGTCAAAATGACCCTTTAGTATTGCAGGTTCTTTTCTTTTGTACGATCTTACTCTGCCATAGTTAGATACTTCGTAATCTTCATAATAACGAATTACCCCATTAGCTCTTTTAACTGATTCCAGTTTTTTCCATATTTCCATAATTAAAATGATATCAGAATATTTCTTTATTTGCAACAACATTATATATTGTTCTACAACGTTATATATTGATATCCCCGCAAAATCTGAAAATTTTTATATTTGCAGCTAGATCCCATTTTGAAGAAAATCTGAATATTTTGTTAATGTGTATGATTCGTATATTTAGAAAAAGCTCACCTTTTTATTAGTGAGCCCATTCTATTTTTATTTAGTTTTGAAGTGTAATAAAATTCTAGTTTTTAGAACTCATCTTCGAAATAGTTTTCTATTTCTTGGTCTGACTCACACATGATACAGTAATTAATTTCCCATGCTGTTAGTTTATCTTGACAAGTCATGCACTTATTCTTGGTGATGTTTTCAAATGCTAATTCAGTCATTGTTATTACCCCTCAATCATTTCGATAACTACTGCACTTATTGCAGATACTAAACCAATAACGGCGGTTACTATCATAACCGTTGGACTCATACCGTTTAGTCCGATAACTAGTAATTGTAATTCTAGTAGTAGTGCAGGTAGTGAGAAGATACCAACGAATAGTAGAACATCTCTTAGGTGGAATAAAAACATTTTGTTTCCTTTGTTAGTGTTGAGATTTATTTGCTAGGCTCATTCGGTTTCCCGACTTATTTGCTAGGCTCACTCTCAACCTTTCTTATGTCTTTAGACTACACCCTACCCCTGACAAAAAGCAAGCCCAATCTCACTATTTGAGACACTATTTTTGTGATGTATGTCATAGAACATCTGTTCGAATGCCCGCGCCCCTGTGTATAACCTGTGTATAAGATGGGTATGAAATGCCCCTGAACCTGTGGATTATTGTTCACCTAATGTTAACCTAAACACACCCCCTAAATGACCAAAATTGTCAGACCCCTAGTGTATGATGAAATCATAAGACAAAAAGAAAGGGGTCAAAAATGACTTACTTAGTAACAAACAAGAGAGACAACATCTCTAACGAATACATCTCTATTCATTCCGCCTTGCAAATGGTTGCAAGTTGTTTTGACGGTGCAGGTATCACCTGCGAAATAGTAGACACCCAAACGGGTGAACAGGTAGAAATCTACCGTAATCCTCTAACAGGTTGGAAGGTGGCTTAAATGGCTTACACTAAAATAAAGAATGCAC